ATCGCTTCAAATACCAGGGCGCCGAAATCCACGTCCTGCTGATCGACGAGCTGACGCACTTCACCGACAAGATCTACCGATTCCTGCGCAACCGCGTCCGCATGGTCGGGATCAAGCTACCCGAGCAATATGCCGGACTGTTCCCGCGGATCGTCTGCGGAGCGAACCCCGGCGGCATCGGGCATCAGTTCGTCAAGGCCACCTTTATCGACGGCGTGAAGCCGATGGAGGTCTATCGCGCGCCGAAGAGCGAAGGCGGGATGCTCCGGCAGTTCATCCCGGCCCGGCTAGAAGACAATCCGAGCATGAACGACAACGATCCGGGCTATGAGGCGCGCCTTGCCGGCCTGGGCTCGGAAAGCCTCGTCCGGGCGATGCGCTATGGCGATTGGGATATCGTCGAAGGCGCGTTCTTCGACAACTTCCGCAAGGACCGGCACGTCATCAAGCCGTTCCCGATCCCGGATCACTGGCTCAGGTTCAGGGCAGGGGATTGGGGCTCCGCGAAGCCCTTCAGCTTCGGCTGGTATGCGGTGGCCTCGGAAGACTTCATCGCCGGCCCTGGCGTCGTGATCCCCCGCGGCGCGCTGGTGCGATACCGCGAGTGGTACGGCATCGCGACCGACAGCGAAGGCAAATACAAGCCCGATGTCGGGCTGAAGATGAATGCGGAGGCTGTCGGCGCAGGTGTCCGCGTCAAGGATGGTGGCGAGCCGATCAGCTACGGCGTGCTCGATCCGGCGGCTTTCAGCGAGGACGGCGGCCCTTCGATCCATGAGCGCATGATGCGCGGGACGAACGGCAACAACGGCGCGACCTTCCGCCGAGCAGACAATGCCCGCGTCGCCTATCGTGGTGCCATGGGCGGCTGGGACCAGGTTCGATCCCGGCTCGACGGCGACGAAGACGGACGGCCGATGCTGTTCTTCTTCGACACCTGCGTTCACGCGATCAGGACCATCCCGGCGCTTCAGCACGACGAAGACCGGCCGGAAGACCTGAACACCCACATGGAAGATCACCCGGCGGACGAGGTCCGCTATGCGTGCATGTCCCGGCCGTATGAGCGCAAGGCGCCGCCGCCGGAGCTGCCCAAGCCCAAGCCCGGCCAGGTGCTGCTGCCGCAGCCGCCGATGCCCGGTTCAGGCGTGAGGATCAGGATCTGATGGCTGACGAAACCGACATCGACGACGCCGAGGACGTTGCGGAGGGCAAGGCGCCCAAGTCCGCGAAGTCATGGCTGAAGGCGATCGAGACGGCCCAGAAGGCTTTCGAGCCCTATCAGACGCGCTGCAACGGCATCGACAAGCTCTATGCTGACCTTGAAAAGCTGGCGAACACCGGCCGCGACCGCGAATTTCAGATGTTCTGGGCCAATATCGAGGTGTTGAAACCCTCGGTCTATTCGCGCCCGCCGGTGCCGGTGATCGTGCCGCGCTTTCAGGACGGCCGGCCGCTCTATCGTCTGACATCCGAGCTGCTGGAACGCTCGACGGTAGTGGCTTTCGAGGTCGGCGACATCAACGCCGTCATGAAAGAGGTTCGCGACGACCTAGTGATTGCCGGTCGCGGTGCGCCGTGGGTTCGTTACGAGACGAAGAAGCAGAGCGACACCACCACCGAACGCGCCTGCATCGAGCATGTCGATCGCGGCGATTTTCTGCATGATCCGGCCAGGAAGTGGGCCGAGGTCGGCTGGGTCGCGAAGCGCTCATGGCTGACCAAGGCCGAGATGCGCAAGCGCTTCGGTAAGATCAGCGGCAAGGCCTATCAGGACGCCAGCTATGGCATTCGGAAGGATGCGCGCGAGCAGGGCGCCGATGATGGACTGAGCAAGGCCGGCGTTTGGGAAATCTGGTCGAAAACGCACAACAAGGTCGTGTGGGTCGCGGATGGCTGCGAGGTCATGCTTGACGAGGGCAAGCCGCACCTCACGCTCGACGGCTTCTTTCCATGCCCGCGCCCAGCCTATGCCACGCTGCAGCGGCGCTCGCTGGTGCCGGTTCCGGACGTGTCGTTCTACAAAGACCAGCTCGAAGAGGTGAACCAGCTCACGGCGCGGATCGACGCGCTGACGGACGCGATCAAGATTCGTGGCTTCTATCCCTCCGGCGCTAGCGACCTCGCCGACGCAATCGAGGTTGCGGTCAAGAACACTGCAGACAATGCCGTCCTCGTCGGTGTGGCGAACTGGGCAGCAACCGGCGCCGGATCGCTCAAGGATACGATCCTGTGGATGCCGGTTCAGGAGGTCGCGGCGGTCGTCAAGACGCTGATCGAGCTGCGGCGTCAGGTGATCGACGACATTTACCAGATCACCGGCCTTTCCGACATCATGCGCGGCGCCACGGCCGCCAGCGAGACGGCAACGGCGCAGCAGCTCAAGAGCCAATACGGTTCGATCCGCATCCGCGACCGGCAGGAAGAGCTGATCCGCGTCGCCCGCGACCTGACGCGCATCGTTGCCGAGATCATGGCGGAGAACTTCGACAAGGCTACGCTGCTCGATATGTCCCAGATGGACATCCCGAGCGACGCCGATATGGCCAAGAAAATCCGGCCGCTGGAACAGCAGGCCAAGCAGATTGAGGCCGAGGTTCGTCGCGAGCTGGCCGATCCCGAGACGCAGCAGCTCGCCCAGCAGCACCCCGATCAGGCCAAGAAGCTCGTCGAGCAGGCGCAGGGTCAGATCAAGGAACTGCTGGGCCAGATCGAAAAGCTGAAGGTGCAGCCCACGATCGAGGCGGTGATGAAGCTGCTGCGCGATCAGCGCATCCGACCCTTCATCCTCGATATCGAGACCGACTCCACTATCGAGCCGGATGAGAACGCGCAAAAGCAGCGCGCCACCGAATATCTGACGGCGATGGGCGGTTTACTCGCCCAGGCGGTCCCAGCCATTCAGCAGATCCCGGAAGTCGGCCCGCTGATCGGCGAGACGATCCGCTTCGCCCAGCAGCAGTTCCGTGTCGGCCGCCAGCTCGACGGCGTCGTGGACCAGTTCGTGGAAGGGCTGAAGGCGCGTCAGGCCGCGCCCCAGCAGGAACAGCCCGATCCGGGTGCAATGGCCGCCCAGACCAAGGCCCAGTCCGACGCTCAATCCGCCCAGGCTGATCAGCAGGTGAAGCTGTCGGACGCGGCGATCCGCAAACAGGAAGCGGATGTGAAGGCCGCTCGCGACGTGCAGGCCATGCAGGCGCGCCAGGCCGAGGAAGAGCACAAGGCCAAGGCCCGAGCCGATGAACTCGATATGAAGGCGATGGAAGCCGCGATCCGCCGACAGGCGCTTGAGGACGAGCGCACGGCGGCGGTCCAGAAACATCAGCAGTCGATGGAAGAGGGCGTGATCCGCCTCGAAATCCTGCGCGCCCAGCTCGCCAAGATCGTCGGCACGCCGACGCCGCAACCACCCGCATCAAACCAAGAGGCCGCCTGATGGCAACCCCCGTTACGCTCGTCAGCGCGGGCGGTATGCCCGTTACGCTCGTGGACGCTCTCGGCGGCGCGCAGCTCGCCCCGGTTTATGGGCAGTCGTCGGTTAATCTCCGCCGCTGGCAGGCGGCTCTGGGCAAGCTGCGCGCCGGCACCTACCGCCCGAAGGTCGTCTTCATCGGCGACAGCAAGGACACCGGCGCCGGAGCAGGCATCAACTCGTCCAACACCTGGACAACGGCGGCCGAGCCGCGCTCCAAGATCGCCCATGTCGTGAAGCAGCTCGTGGCCCGCGGCATTCCCGCCAGCCGCCAGTCCTTCATGGCCTCGTCCACCTTCTCCTCCCCCGCAATCAAGCAGGCTTACGATCCACGGCTCTCGGGCATGTCAGGCTGGACCGGAGGCAGCCAGACGCTGGGCGGCGTGATGTGGGCGACCCTCAACACCAGCGCGCTGACCTTCACGCCGGAAGGCCAGATCGACCGTGTCGAGGCCTATTTCAAGCTGCACGCCGGGGACGGCCAGGCGACCCTCACGGTGGATGCGGACGCCACCGTGCTGGCGACACTCAACGGCAATGCCGGCGGCGAGACGATCGGCAAGGTCGTTGCCACGCCGGCCCGGGGCGCTCATGCCGTCAATGTTCAGCGCACCGGCGGGGGCTATTTCTCCCTGATGGGCCTGATCGCGCAGGACAGCACCGTGCCCGCGGTCGATGTCATCAACGCCGGCGCGTTCGGAACCGTCTCGGCCTATCACACCTCTTCGGCGGGTGTCTGGAGTGCCGCCAACGCGCTCGCCGTCGTCGCGCCGGACCTTGTGGTCATCCAGCTCGGATCGAACGACTTGAACACCAGCGTCGATGTGGCGACCTACACCGCCAACATCCTCGACATCGTCACCAAGGCGAAAGCCGCGGGCGCCGATGTCGTGCTGGAGGTCGCGACCTTCGGCAACACGGGAGGCTACGGAACGGACGCCCAACGCGAAGCCTATCGGCAGGCACTGATTGGCCTGGGCGGAACACAAGGCTGCATGGTGGTCGATCACGCCGCGCGCTTCATCAGCTTCGCGAACGCTAACGGACTCGGCCTGATGCGGGACGGGATCCATGAAACCGAACCCGGCTATGCCGACGAGGCGCTCGCCTTGGTGAGCGCCCTTATCTTCTGACACAGCCGATCAGCTTCGGTGCGAATAGGCCCCCGGCTCGGTAACCGAGCCGGGGTTTTTGCGTTTCGAAGCTGAACCCAGCGGCCGCCAAGAGCGGCCATTCGACAGCCTGGAAGAGCTAGGGCACGGGGTTACCCAAGTCGGCAGGTGACATCGGGGAGGGTGCGGTCTATGTTGCACCTGCGAACATCAGCCCCTCTCATACGGCCTGTGATGACCTCCCTGAAATTCGGCACCTCCGGCCTGCGCGGCCTCGTCACCGAGCTTGTCGGCCTCCCGACCTATGCGCATGTCCGCGCCTTCTGCGCGATGCTGCGGGAGGATGGTGTCGCGGGGGAGGTGCTGATCGGCCGCGATCTGCGATCCTCGAGCCCGCTGATCGCCTCGCAATGCGCGCAGGCCGTCGCCGATGCGGGGCTGATCCCGATCGACTGCGGCGCGGTCCCGACGCCCGCTCTCGCCTTGGCTGCGATGAGCGCCGGCAGCCCCGCGATCATGGTGACGGGCAGTCACATTCCCGACGATCGCAACGGCTTGAAGTTCTATCGTGCCGAAGGCGAGATCGACAAGAGCGACGAGCAGCGCATCCTCGCGCTATACGCCTCGCTTGCTTTGAGCGCGGCGCCCGATGTCTCTGTCCGGCCGAGTTCGCGCGACGTGCTGGCCGGTTATGTCGGTCGTTATGCGGCGTTCTTTGGACGTGCGCTCGAAGGCATGACGGTTGGGGTCTACGAGCATTCCTCCGTCGGCCGCGACGTCATCCGCGAAATTCTGTCCGCGCTGGGCGCTACCCCCGTCGGCCTTGGCCGTAGCGACCGCTTCATCCCCGTCGACACCGAGGCCTTGCGGCCCGAGGATACGGAACTGGCGGCCGGCTGGGCCGCCGGGCAGAAGCTCGATTCGATCGTTTCGACAGACGGCGACGCGGACCGCCCCCTCGTCGCCGATGAAGCGGGCCTGTTCCTGCGCGGCGACCTGGTCGGCGCGCTAACCGCGCGCTATCTGGGTGCCGACGCCATCGTCACCCCGGTGACATCGAATTCCGCCCTGGACCGGCCCGGCCTTTTCGAGCGCGTCCTCCGGACTCGGGTGGGCTCGCCCTATGTCATCGCCGGCATGGCGGACGCGAAAAAGGACGGGGCGCGCATCGTCATCGGCTTC